CTTTTTCAATCTGCCTTTGTGCATGATTGAATGCAGGTTCAATTTGATTGTAAGTCTGCATTCCATAAGCATTTGATGATTTTTCAATGTTTAGGAATCGTTCCTGCCAATATTTACTTGATTTTTTCACCATCTACTTGATCACCCCCTGCATTATTGAAGGCAATACCATATTGTTCTATTTCTTCTTGCTTTTCATTCCTGATTCGCTCCATTTCAGCAAGTGGATCGTCAACCCATGGATGATTTGCAATCATAGTTTCATTTGACAAAAAATCAGACTTCAAGCAGTTTTCAATTGCTTCACTTTCATTTATCAAAATATCACGATTAAAAATGATTTCTACTTCTTCATTTTCAAAATCACCTTGTCCAGTGTTGAAAAGGTGCATATTGATGAACCACAAAAGTTCTTCAAAACTTGCCTGATATTCTGTTTCCATACCATCTGCATCCAAATCAATATCAGAATACATTGACTGGATGTTCATTTGGTTTGGATTTCCTGCCATTCTGTCATCTTTAGCATCATAACCCATTGCATTTTCAATAATTGCCTTTTTGAACAGTTCAATGATAACCTTGTAATTCTCTGAATTGACTTCCACTTGCAAGGTTTTCAAATCTCCTGCAACTCCATCAATTGTTGACATCTTAACTGCTCCATAAGTTGCCAAATTCCTTCTGAACTCTCCAAGATTTTCACCATCGTAATTAACAAGTACCAAGATTGTGTTTCTTGTGTCTTCTTCCATACTGTTTTGAAAGTTCGACTTAATCAAATTCAATCCATCTTGCAATGACTTAATCATTTTGATTAAAGGTGTTTCTTCATCATTGTACTTGAATGGAATTAGTGGAATCTTTGACCAGTTATAACCTTGTTCAGTCCCTTCTTCATCAACCATTGTGAAATAGTTCTGATGAAATGGATAGACTGTTTTCAATGTTCCACTATCTGAAAGTTCAAAGAAATGAATTCCTTTATCGTCATACACTTCAACCTTCTGAATTAGTTTTTCCTGAATACCTTCATAAGCAATCACTTCATAAATTCTGATTGCATATTGTAAGATTGTATGGTCTGCATCTGCCCAACCTGGAATTACTTCATAGGACTTGAACCTTTTGAATGAGAACTTGCCTTGTTCATTATAGTAAAGGAACAACCAACCAATCCCATTATTCAGACTGTCCTTTCCAATGTTCTTCATCAACTTTTGAAATCTTTTATTGAAGAACTGTTTCAGAACTTTGGAATACTGTTCATTGTCTGATTGAACTGAAATAGGCTGTCCAAGTAAATAATTACTTTTTTGATCAACCATCTTTCTATACTGATTGTCAACAATCCTGTTGTTTGGAAGATTATCAACCACTTCAAGTTCACCATTCTGACCAATGACTGTTCTTTTCCTTGCCAAAATATCATGATTGCCTTCATAGTACCTTTTACCTGTAAGCATCAGACTTCTTTTAGGTGAAGATAAGAATTCATTTATTTCATTTGTGATAAACCTTTCATCAGTGATTCTTGCACTTGCTCCTTGTTTTAGTATATTTCCAATTGTTCTTAGAAAATTAAACACTTCTTATTTCACCCCTTTCATAAGGCTTCAACACTCTTGAAGGCTTCATGAAGTTTAGGGAATTGAATTGCCATCCAGTCCACTATTTCTTCATTCCTTGCCCAAGATTCACCATCCAAGCCTGATTCATATAAAAAAGCATGAATGATTTCATGCCTTATCACTGATTGTTTGTATTGCTCCAAATTCTCTTTTGAATTTTCCCTTTGCTGAAATTCATCTATTACAATCTTCTTTGAGGATGTATCACAATAACCATCTGCATTTTCAAGATTAGAATCATCAACCTTGTTTGATTCTACAATCTCATAATCTACACCCAAAACTTTAACTGTCATTTATCTGTCCTTTCTGTAATCATCACATAATAAAATAGCCTATTAGTATTCAAAGGCTTTCAAGTCCTTTTTGTTACTAATAAGCTACTAATCAATCAAAACTGAACAATGTTGGTAACAAGATACTTGATACACCATAACGCATTGAATCCATACCATGTGAAAACTCATGATCAGGTTTATTCGTTGGCTTTCCGTCTTTGTCTTTTTCCCAACAATAGTTGCTGATTTCTTTATAAAATTCAGTACACCTTGGATGTATGATGATTTCATAGTTTTGTATCAACTGAATTCCATGATTTACACTGTCTTTTCCTTTTCGTGATGGTTTTGCCTTAATGCCTTCTTCCTTCAATTCTGCAATTGATTTTGGTTCAGCACTATCACAAATGATTGTTTGTCCACCATATCCTTTTTCTTTGATTGTCTTTGCAATTATTCTGTTTGTAACTCCTGATTTGTACCATTCATCAAAAACATAGATTTTCATTGCTTTATTATCAACCATTTCACATACAAAGGCATTTGGATCAGTAAAACCAAAGTCAAGATTGAATGCTGATTTTATTCCAGGAATTGTTTTGACTTCATCAATATCAAACCATTCAACCTTATGATTTTCAAAGATAAGTCCTTCTGCAATCCCCCATTCACCATCGCCTTCAATTCTGTATCTTCTTGGATTCTTTTCTTTCATCTTCAAGAAGATATTTCTATCTGCTGCATCAAGCCATTCATTACATTGCCATGTTGTAGTTTTGGTGAATGTATCTTCATCTTCTGTATCAAAAAACCTTTTTTTAATCCAACTTGTTGCAGACCACGGATTGAATGTCATGGTTATTTGTTTGAAGTACCCATCAGGAACTTCACCCCTGATTGACATATCTAATTTATTGAAATCATCTTCATTTGTGATTTCAAATGCTTCTTCAATCCATACCCAACACAAATATCCTTTATCAACGGAAATGGAAGTGATTTTCATACCATCATCCAATCCCCTGAATAGAATCTTTTGACCTGTTGACTTTCTCACAATCTGCATTGGTGATACTGTCCATTCAAAATAATCATCCAATTGTAACTTATGGATTGCCCACTTCAAATCACTATATACTGAATCTCTTAATGTGTTTGAATATCTTCTGATGCAAAGTCCATTGCTTTCAGGATATTCAAACAATCGGTATATCATATTCAATGCAGTTGTTTTCGATTTTTTAGAACCTCTTGAACCTTTACAAACTCTGTATCTCTTTTTAGTATTCCAAAAATCAGCATAATGCCTTCCAACAACTTCTTGAAGTGATACTTTCATGTGATCACTCCTTTAAGTCATTGACAATTGTAATAGGTTCAACTTCTAAGGTCACTTTTTCATTAAAGATTCCATATCTTTTTCCAAGCAATTCAGCAGCTTTCAATCTTTCTCTTTCATCAGGTGCTTTGTTTATTCTTCGTGCAGATGAATAACCTTCACCTTCACCTTCAATAACAACTATTTCAGCAGATGATTCACCACGCAAAACAGAAGTCAAGTATTCCATCACTTCTTTTGCATCTGCAACCTTTTCTGAACTGATTTTTTCAAGTTGTTCGCCTATATATGCTTTTATGCCTACATTTGACAATAATTTACTTGACTGACTGCGTGAATAGGTTTTACTATAACCCGCTTTCAGTGCAGATTGTTCAATGTTCCCACTGATAATATATTCATCAGCGAACTTCTTTTGTTTTAATGATAATTTCATATATTATCAGCCCCTTTCTTTCAAAATAAAAAGTACCAGGTATTTTTCCCCTGGTACTCACATGTTATCATTATATAACATATAATTAGGCAAACAATAGCAGTTTGTGCCAAATAGTGCCATCACATCAAGAATTTTTGCAGATTGATCAGTGCTGCTGAATGAATTCTGTGTATTGTCCTGATTGAAAGTTCCATTTCATCACATATCTGTTCCCATGTGTAAAAATTGATATACTTCAACCTAAGCAATAACTTCTCATTTGTGGATTGAATCTTGTCAATCTTTTCTCTGATTTCTTCTTTCAGTGCAATAAGTTTATCAACCTGGTTTTGAATCTTTGCTTCTAAGTCAA